GCTGACTTATCTATCGCAACTTCACCATCAACAATATTACTTGTTGTAGGTGTACTTGTACCTCGTTTTAGCTTGATTACATTAGCCATTGGCCTTTACCTCCTATGGCTTAAAAAGTTCCACCCTCTACATCAAAGCCAGATGTAGCACCATCTTCTAAAAATGTAACCAGGTCAGACAACGCAACTTGTTTCATCGTTCCAGCGTCATTACATACAAATCTATCTGCTGTAGCAAGTGTTGTTGAAGTTGCAGATGTTCCTCCATCCATTAAATTCAACTCATTAGTCGTTGCTGTAATGCCGTCCAAGACGTTCAGATTTGCAGTGGATAAAGTTGCTCCGTCAAGAATTGCCACTTCAGTAGCAGTCAATAATGCCAATGCAGTAGCAGCACCAGTTTGACAACCTGATAAAGCAGTAAGATCAGCGTCAGCAGCTTGTTTTGCGTCTAATTGAGTTTGTATGCTAGACGTAGCATCCACCCTGTTTAGTTGGGCTGTCGTTACAGTCGCACCGTCAAGAATTTGTATTTCAGATTCAGTTAAAGCAGCTAACGCAGCAGATCCACCAGATTGACAACCTGATAAGTTATCCAAATCAGCATCATAAGCTTGAACATTAGAACCTATTGCTAATCCAAGAGAAGCTCTTGCAGTAGATCCACTTTCAAGTACAAAATTTGATCCATCTCCAACAATAAAATTACCGTCAGTAGGTGTAAGACCTGCAATATCGGTTAACTGAGCATCAAAAGCCTGTACATTCGTTCCGATTGCTAATCCTAAAGCTGTTCTTGCTGCACTTGCACTTGTAGCACCCGTTCCACCATCACTAACTGCGAGAGTTCCTGTGATAGAACTAGCAGAGAGATCAACAGCCATTTCTGTTGATTCAATTACTATTCCACCATTTGACTTAAGATCAACACTAAACTCATTACCAGACTTATCAAGACCATCACCAGCAGTTAAGTTCCCACCACCACTGAACTGTGTGAAAGATAAATTATTAGTGCCGACAACAGCAGATCCTTTGTCAGAACTACAAACGAAACCTTGATCTGCATTTGTAGAACCTTGCTCAACAAAGGTGAACATTCCAGCAGCATCAACACCAGCAGCTAAATCATCTGTTCTTACCCATGTACTTGCTTTACAAAGATATAGTCCGTTCTGACTTGCTGTACTTTGGTTCTTAACTAAAACTCTTTCATCAGCAGAAACAGCAACACCATCAATAGTTTGCGTCCCAGAAAGCGTAATGTTTGCAGTAGTAGCAACCTTAACACTGTCTTTAATATCTAATCCCTGGCTAACACCATCTACATATCCTTTGGTCGCAAAATGAGCATCAGCAGTAGGGGTAACTCCTGTTACTGGATTGGTTGCACTTGCTAATTGGTCTACTCTGTTTGTCTGAACACCACTATCAAAATCACTTATCTTGGTATGAGCAATAGAAGGAATATCAGCAGCTACTAAACTTCTAAATGTAGGTGCAGCAGCACTTCCAGTTGTAGGGCCAGCTAATACAATATTTGCATTTCTTGTTGTTGTCTTATCGAAGAACGCTCCAGAACCACCAACAGTAATAATTGAACTCGCAGAAGGTGGTGTAGAACCATTATCACCAAAACCATAATATAATTTGAGATCGTTCTCGTTAAAAGCTAATTCTGACGGGGATAAACTAGAGGGAGCACCTGCCGATCCACTCGCTGCTCTTTTCTTAATTCTTATAGTGTTAGACATGGCCTAAAAGTTTCCTCCATTAACGAGTGTTAGTTTAGTAGTAGTTGCATCTGCCTTAAATGTAGCAGAACTAGAGTCATAGTAAATAACAGACCCATCAACTTTATCAGTTGAATTTAAAGTAAAATCTGCACTAGCTCCTTGCGGACCTTGAGTTGCCACCGTAACAACCCTTGTCTCACCGTTAACAGTAACGGTATTTTTAGTGGTTGTAATGTTGACCTGACTCATGTGCTTGTGTAGCCCTCACTCATAAATATCTTACCCTCTAAATAATATTCTTTGAGACCAGATCCATCAACTAATAACACATCGTAAGCTAATATTTCTGGAGTAAATGTAGCTGTTTGGGTATCTGTTAACGCTATAGAAAAAGATCCTGCTGCTCTATCTGTATAAGTAACAGCCCAATCTGCATATTTTGTGGAACGTGATTCATCCCAAACCTGTGCTGCTACTGTATATCCTGTTAAGTTTATTGCCGTTCCATTATTATCCTTCAGCACAATAGGAACACTGTGATCTGACCTTCTTTGAACGGTCATGTTGTATGTTCCAGGTGCTATTGCCATTATGTAGTTACTTCCATTGCTGTTATTGTTGAGGCACTTCTACCATAAGAAGCATTGTCTGTATTGTCATGAGGTCTATTAATATAAACTGGGTAACCGCTAACATCTGTTTCTGATCTTAATTGTATTTTATATGTAGTTGCACTTGTTGTAGCGGGAGAATCTACAAATAAAAAGGTGTTACTATATACGGCTGTATCTGAATTTAAATTTCCAGCCTGTTGTGTATACTGTGTTCTACTACCATCGGAACCTCCAACACCAATAACAGTCGAGCCTCTAAGTATTCTATAACCATGCCTTGCCCCTTTTCTAGCACCTATAGAAAGTGATGGGATAATTAAAATTTTACTTGAATTAGAACTTGGAGTTATTGTTACAGACAATCCTGTAACGTCTGTAAAAGTTGTACCTGTCATTGAAAAACTACCTGTTTCAACTGTTTGCACAGTTTGAATTATTCCACCATTAGCACCACTTGGCAGCCCACCGACAGGAACGATTGAATTTACTTTAAGTTGGCTCATAATTAACTAGGCTTTGGATTAGTGTCTTTTACTTCTTTAATCGCAGTGTACCATTCGCCTGTTTGTGCGTCTGCACCAAACTTGCCAGCAGCCACATCACGAAATAATTGATCTAATTGTTCCGATAACTCTGGGTAAGATTTAGTTCCAAACTTTTCACGATTTCTTATATATTGAGTTGCAGCTTTTTCTGTAAGTGCAGCAGATTCTTCTGCATCTCTAGCTGCCTCTTCTGCGGCTGAAAAAGCGATTAATTCGCCATTAATATTGTGGTAACGTGTCATTGTGCTATCCCATATAAAGCTGCTGTACCAGTAGACCATTGACCATTCTCGGGATATAAAACAACCCCAGTTGTTTCATTAGTATTATTGATACCACCACCAGAAAGATCAGTACAATGATCTGCACTAATATTTCCAAACATAATTTCACCTCTTTGTCTGAATGTTCTGTTAGCCATAAAACCAGTCATGTATATTATTCCACTTATATCTTCACTAAACGCACTACCACTTGTGGCATTTCCTATAGGATCTTTATTATATCTGAAATTGTCAACATCACCACCACCAGAAAAATTACCGTCAGTACTATTTACCCTATATCTATAAACATTGCTAGTGACTGTGCTTCCTGATTCTTGTATTCTAAAATGTAAATTAATATCATCAGCAGTAGATCTTATTTGATTAAAGACCATTGCGTACATATTATAAGTATCGAAAGCATCTGTAATAGAATTGGTAAAAGTTACATTGTCAACATTGCTTGAAATTGTAGTGGTGCTTAATTTTTTCCAACTTCCTAAATTAGTGACATCATTACCACCAGAGGCATTAAGAATTGTGTTAACTTTTAATGTACTCATGGCTTGGGATATTTATCTTTAGTAGCTTTGATTGCAGTTGCAAAAGCACCTGATGTAGTTACTGTACCAGCAACAATATCTTTATATAGAGCGTCTAATTGATCTCCTATTGATGGGTATATTGTATCTGTCGTGCCAGCCTCTCCTGTTCTTTGCTTTTGATAAAGAATCGCAGCAGCTTCATTGTTTAAAGTAGTTCTTGCAGCATCTATAAGAGATTGATCTAAGCTTACAGAATTACCGCTTGCGTCAAAAGCACCAGCACTATCATCAATAGAAACTACCGTTCCAGCATATGCTTTATAAATTGCTTCGTGATCTAGTGCCATAATCAGTTTTTAATTAGATTATACATGGAAGTAATCATGCTGACACCTCCATTGCTGTTAAAACTGAAACAAGTGTGGGGTATGAAGCAGTATCAGTTGTGTTTGCAGGGCTATTAATGTATAAGGTTTTATTAGAATCGCTGAATTGACCAAAACCGACTGTATAAGTTAAAGCAGAAGTACTGCCAGCAGTATCTAAATAGTTAATTGGTATTGCTTGTATAGCCCAATTATCTCCTTTCATATATGTACCTGTTGTTGATCTTGTTCTATTGCTACCTACTTGGTCACCTGTCGCACCTGAAATCGCTGAACCTCCTTTCATAAGTTTATACCAAATACTTTCGGAAGTATCGAAACCTATACTAACAAATCCACTTATATAAATTTTACTTGAGGTAGCTGTAGGTGTTATTGACACAGTCAAATTATGACCTGTCCATTCAGTGGTGCGTGTAACAGTGCCAGTAGCAATATCATTTTTTACTGATTGAACAACTTGAACTATTCCACCGCCACCGCCTGTTGGTACACCTGCAACTGGTATTATGCTGTTGACTTTTAATGTGCTCATAATTTAAACGACTGTCCAGGTTTCACCAGCACCAACTGTAACTGTTACCCCTGATTGTATAGTAATCGGACCAAAGCTGCCAGCATTTTGTCCATTAGTAATAGTATAACTCTGTGTTACTGTTTGATCGTTTTCCCAGAAAATATTGTCACTTCCAGCACCTTGAGCACCTGCTCCAGCAGCAGCCCAACTTAGCGTTCCAGAAGCATCAGATACAAGAGCATAACCAGAGACAGAAGCATCGGTAGCTGGCAGAGTCCATACTACGTTAGAAGAAACTGCGGCTGGTGCTTGAAATCCTACATAATGACTACTATCAGCATCAGCAAACCTAAGATCATTCTGTGCTTGAAGAGTTAACCCATTACCATCAAATATCATCTGCTCTGTACCACTAGAAGAAAATCCCATTACGTTTGCAGATTTCCTAAACAAACCTAAATCTGTATCTGAATCAAAAGATAAAGCAGGAGTAGATGCACTGCTTGAATCATCTATCAATAACGGACCTGTCATAGTACCGCCAGCTTTAGGCAGTAGCCCTAAATTTGCTGAATCTATGTTTCCTATTTCAGTAAACGCACCATTACTTGAATTTCTTATCTTTAAAATATTTGTAGTGGTATTTAAAAAGGGCATACCAGCTACACATTGACTTGAGGCTAAGTCAGATGATTTTGAGTTGCTTGATTGGATCGCAGCAAAAACATTATTAAGGTCAGTCCTTACATTCGCTCCAGAAGCATTTTCAATAGTGTAATTAGTTACGTCAGCCACAATTAAATACTATTTTCCTCCATGTTAACCTCCTTTGCCGAAACCAACAGCACTATAGGTAAAGTTCCTATCAATACTAGCATTACTTGAGTTTTTAAAGTGAACTGTGAAGCCAGTTCCAGATATGCTACTAAGTTCAAAGTAATCACCTGATGCCATATTCTGTGGAGAAATATTGACAGAAGGTAAGAAACTATTTAAGTTACCTAACCCAGACGTTCCAACAAAAAATGGTGCTGTAAATGTAACAGCTTTTGCTCCTGCTCCAGATGCTATAACAGAAGATTGCTCAGTTCTTGATGGCATTGTTGCTGTATATCCTGCTTGCTGAAGATTCATATTCTGTGCTGTATCTGCTGTGTCTATAGTAATTCTGAATTGAAATCCTCTACCTTTAAATGTTCCATTAGCAAAATCATTGAATGATGTGTAGGTTGGTGAACTACTAGGATTATCGGTTGTGGTGCGTACAGCCATCTTTGCGTTTACATCATTAGCAATAGTTCCATCAAAATCTGTCCAGGTATCTATATTGTCTGTTCTATTATCAAACTGATCTCCTACATAAAAACCAACTCCTTGAAAATGTCTTTTTAAGACAAGTGAGAATGTACCACCAAGATCAAGAGTATCCACAAAATCATAAGTACCACTAGCATTAGCCGTTGGATCTGTAAGTTTTAATCCACCAAGAGTAGAGTCAAAAGTAAGGTTAGATTTTGTTCCGTTATATGGTGTTCCATCAGTATCTTCTCTGTCAGTTTTGACAGTAATAGAATCTAAAATATCAACAATAGATAAAGCTACACTAGCTGCATTGGCACTAAACCTACCGCCATCGTCTTGAAATTTAAGGAGATAAGTTCCAGCTAAAGCAGGTGCAATTACTTCTGTTACATTTCCTGCTGCTGCCTCAATAACATCTTGAGCAGATTGAAATGTAGCTGCACCACCTGTTTGATTGGTATGCCTTACATAAACACGACCACCATGTAAAACATCTATAGCAGTTGCCTGTGTAAACCTTAATCTTACAAACTGTTCATTAATAGGTTCAACAGTCAAACCAGAAACATCTTCTGGTAATGCAGTCTTACCTTGAGCTACAAATGTTGTCTCTGTAAATTGAGATGATAAAGTTAATCCTGCATTGTAAGAAAATACTTGAATTGTATATACTCCCTTTACAGTATCGAGTATTTCAAAATCACTACTGAATACAACTTGAGAAACATAGTTACCATTTTCTAGTTTGTAATTAACTAAGTATTGAGTTACACCTTGAACTGGTTGCCAATCGACAATAAGTTTACTTCTAGCAATGCTATTTATAACTACTGTTTGCTCTGTGACTGTTAAGTTACTTGGAGGAGATGCAGGAGCATTTAATACTGATATTGTTCTTGTAGGTAACGCAGTTCCATCTTCGATAAACGCATACTTGCCTTCGACATAAGACAAGGCTGTAATTACATAATTAATATCATCTTGTTCCTCAACTTGAATAACTCTAAATAATTGAGTCTGTAGTGTCGTACTGGATATTAGATAGGGTGAATTTACATTTGGTGCGGAAGAAAAAGCGGAACTTACTGTTAAAACTGCTCCTGTAATATCAGATATGCTTTTAGATTCAACTGACCCATCAGACAAAATTACACTGATAGTTGGGTTGTCATTTAACGCTGGCAGAGTTGTCTGAGCTTCTGCATCAATAGTGATAGCAGTAGTTGTTGCGGATACCACACGACCACCTCTTCTTGCTCCTGCCCTTACTGGGTCGTTTATTTCAATAACAGAACCAGGTCTAACAACAACTCCTGCATCTATTGAAGCTGAAAATGTAACTGTTTCACTTTCATTTTGTTCAGCGAAGAGGATTGCACGGCCCAGTCTTGCAGCTTGGTTACGAGATGTACAGGCAAATGCTTTTACCTGTTTCACTATCGTTCCAAGTTTTGATATTGCTGTAGCATCTTCTACGACCTCAAAATCCACTTCTTTTGAATCCATATTAAAGTAGCTGACAGAGACCACGCTATGTCTAGTTTTTAAACTGCTACCTGAATAAGCAAAACCACCTTCACCTACATTGGCTAAGTTAAACAGATAACTTGCTGTTGTTGGTTTATCTTGAGATATGGTTACAGAACCAGCAGACCATATCGGCATACATCTCATAACACCAGCTAAATCATTTATTGCTGCAAATGCTTCTTTTGGACTTTGAATATTTACGTTACAACTAAATCTGGCCTCTTTCGCACCTGATCCTGTTCCATCGTCTACTTCTTCATTTGCATATTTACTTGCAGCTACAAAACTAAATAAATCTAAATTACTATCAGTAACGTGATCTCCCAGACCATATCTTGTATTTGTAAGTAAATCAAGTAAGCACATCGCAGGGCAGTTTGTATAAACAGCAGCACCCATAACTCCATTGAAAATATATCCGCTTGGGTACACTATCCTGCCCGTAGCATTGTCCACAGTTGGAGTGCCAGAACTAGATGCTCCTGCTCCTGGTATTCTTACTTTTACACCTCTAATACGATACTTTCTTGTAGGAATACGATTAAATTGCTTACTGTCTAAACGAAGAGCAACGTAAGCACTATTCGCATAAGTTGAACTGTTGTCTATAACTTCCTGGAGGCTAGTAAATTGAAACGCATTTACCCGTGCTGCATCTGTACTGTCTGCTGTGACTCGAACTACTCTTACATCTACAGGAAAAGCACCCGTAACATTTATTCTGTGATCTCTGGCATAAGCATCTGCTGTTCTACCGCTAACAGAAGTACTTATGACATCTGTATATCCACCAGAGTTATATTGAACTTGTATCTTGTAAGCTACCGTATCTCCTCTTATATCTCCATCATCTTCAGCTACCTGTATTTGAGGCCAAGTTAAAGTAACAATAATTGCATCTACATCTGTATTGGTAACTTGTCTGGTAACAGGAGCAGATGTAGTTACCTCAACTCCAACGGCAGTAGGTGATCTGCTTTCAGCAGGAAGCCCACTCATTGCAGTTTGGTTTGACGTTCCAAACTTAGATTTAAAAGTTACATCTTGAAAGTTGAAATCAGTATCAGCAGGACTAGCACTCGTAGCTGTTGAATTTAATATCGGAGTGTCATCAAGAAATACATCTTTTAGGCTTGCGTTGTCGTATGCAGTTGTACCTTTTGTAAGACCTTCTTTTGATGCACTAGCAAAACCTTCTATTTCACCTTCAGATATTAAATCTTGGACAGTAGCAAAACTTCTACTATGTAAAGTATCAGGAGCACGATAAGGGGGTGGGGGTGGTTTTGGTGGACCTCCAGATCCTCTAATAATTTTAGTTTCGTCTGTCATGCTTCTACCTGATTAGTGTCAATCGCTGCACTTATTACAACACTTCCTGTAATTATTTCACCATAAACTATTGGAACGGGAGTGCCAGCCCTTGATGTATTTTGCACTCCACTAAAATTAAAAGATAATTGTGGATCTTCCTCTGAATTAAATTTTTGTGGTTCTGGCACAGGAAATAACATCTCACTAACTCCCATCAAAGTTAGACCTATTCCTATATTTCCTATTGCAGCCATCAAAGCGTTTGGTGCTGCTCCTGTAGCTATAAAACCAACACCTTTACTGCCAAAAGCGAATCCTGCTCCTGGTGCTGCTATAGCAATACCTATTAAAACTGCTCCTAGTAATATTTTTCCCATACCTCTTCCAGCACCGCTAATCATCGGAATAAAGTGTATATCCTCTCTACCTACTGGATAATCTATTTCATTTTTATCAATTTCATAATTACCAACTTTTACCTGATAATATTTAGGACTCATGTAAGACTCTATACCTGGAAAGTTATGTATTAGGAAACTTACAGCTTTACCCACTGTATCTACCTTTACTTCAAACTCTTTATGTCCGACAAATTTTGCTAACTCTCCATATAGTTTTACTTTACGAAGCATAGCGATACCTCTTTCCTGTACATTTTAACAGCCATTCAGAGTAAGGCTCTCTACAAGATAGTCTATCGGTTAAATGATGAATAACATCACCTTCAAAAAATAATGCTACATGATTTAAAGTTGGGTGCAAAATGCTCATAAGTAATACATCTCCATCTTGTAATTTCTCTTCTGGTCTAAGTTCTCTAAAATTAGTCCGCCAAGCACAGTCCTCAAACAAAGGTTTATTATTAAATTCTTCTAATGTTGTAGGTCTTTCCCAATCTCTTAGTTCAATATTTTTTTCCTCCTTATACCAATCTCTTACTAAACTCCAGCAGTCTGTTATACCCCATACCCATTGACGACCCAATAAAGGTGGTTTATATCCGCATGGTTCTAGATATGCCCATTGTTCTGTTTTTGGATTGACAATATGCCAGGGTAAATTGCTATCTTCGCAGCTAATCTTATCTGCCTGACTAGGATCGGGTGGGGTGATGGGGTGACTATGGACTACTCCAACTATTTCGCCAGTATTATCTGCCTTTACATAATCTTCTGGGTCAATAATAAAACATTGATGATCTGTAATTGAAAGATTACGGCAAGGATAATATCTTTCTTTACCCTTTATATTTAACAATAGACCACAAGATTCTCTTGGATCTTCTCGTTGAGCATGAAGTAGTGCTTTATATTTCCAACTCATTGAACAAACGTACCAATAGAAGGAAATATGGATCGAGTGCATTGTCTTTTTGGTATCCTAACTCCTGCTAAATCTGTAGGAGCAGCAAGTTCAAATTCAACAACTTCTCTAGTTTCTGTTGATTTACGATCTATTGCGTACACCTCTTGAGGAAACTCAGCAGTAGGATCAGCAGTTGCGTTTATTCCATCAGCAAAATTAACAGCATCAATAAATTTAGCTAATGTTCTGATTCTAGTAACAGTGGCTCCTGTTAAATCATTACCAGTTGTAGTTTCATTTACGGATAGCAATATTGATGAAATTAATCCTGTTGCATTACTGATACTTATTTTTGGCCTGGGTAGCTGCCCTTTTTGAAAAGCAAAACCTGATGCTTGTATTGGAAATCTTAAATACTCATTAGTTGCCCAAACTATCTTGCCATTTGCATTAAGATTACTACCAGCATGAAATCTATAAATTGTATTCGCACCATGAAGTGCAGTGGATAACTGAAGTGTAAATAACTCAATAATTGCTGACGGATTTATGTCTTGTAGACTGCTGAATACTGATGCGTTTACTGACATTATGATGCTGGCTCAAATACTTGTCTAAAAGTAGCTTGAATTGTGGCTCTATTGTTATATGGTATCGACTTGCTCCATTGTTCGCAAACAAATTTAAAGTTTGAAGCAGTTTCTTCGGGTAAAAAACCTTCAGCAAAATCAAAACTATCACTATCGTTTGCTCTAGCATCTAAGAATGTTTCTATAGTATCTGCTTCTGTTTCTGAAACTTCGTAAGTAAAACTAAAAACTTTTGGGTTTTGATGCTGTGCTAAACCAAATAAAATTCTATGCTCATAACCATCAGCAAAACGAACTATCCTTGTTTTTGGTGCAGACCTTTTTTGCTGACCATATTTAGGTTTTATTGAGGGAAACGTAGCCATTACGCAAGAATACCTCCAGGTCTTTTTTGGTTAATTAATTCAGATTGTACCGCAACAGATATTAAACGACCCAACTCTCTACTTTGCTGCTCATCTCCTTCTACATTAGAACCAGAAGCATCTACGTTTACTACTACGTTTGTTGATCCTCCGAGTGCATGATTTGGTGTAACAAAACCAGAAGTAGCTGGTGTAAATAACTCTGGTCCTTTTTCTCCTACAAGTGAAGCTCTACCTCCTGGAATACGACCACCATTAGCGGCACTTAACATGGGAGTTT